TTTTATACCAGCTATTTTCTGCCATCTGCTTACAAAAGCATCTGATTCTAAAATAGGTTTTTTAGGTGCTACGCCCGCTGGATTGGAAGCGAAGCCTCTTGACTCTTGAATTTGAGATTTCTTTTGAGAAATGTTTTCTTTCAAAGTCTCGTAAATATTTTTAGCCTCTTTGGTATTCGTTGCACGATCCAAAGCTGAAACTACATTTACTTTTTGTGATTCGCTAAGATTCTTAGACTTGAAGATTTTATTCATGTAAAGAAGTTTAGCGTTCAAAAGATTAACCTCGTTAAGTTCTTTACGCAAGATGTTAATTGTCTTAACAGCTTCTTTCAAACTTTCTTTGGCTTCGTCTTTTTCTTCTTTCTTTTCTTTCATGCCTTTTTTCTTCATGTCCTTGTCTTTAGCTTCTTCGAGACTGTCGAGGATTTCTTGCAAGTCGATGTTTTCTTCTTCGTCTTCAGCTGATTCATCATCAGTTTCAGATTCTTCATCTCCTCCCATGTCTTCCATTCCCGAGTCTCCACCGTTAATAGATTGAAGCACTTGCTTAAGATCGCCAAGAGTGATATCGATCACCTTTGTGTCGTCTCCAGGAGTTTCTTCTGTAGATTCTGAATCTTCAGTGTCAGACTCTTCAGAATCATCATCTGATTCTTCTTCGTCTTCTTCTGTTTCTTCTTCATCATCTTCAGCTTCCATCATCTTGTTGTCGTCTTCTTCGCTTTTTGCAAGCTCATCTAATTCAGCGAGAATTTCTTCCAATGATGCTTCGTCCATTTTGGTGTCATCTCCTTCCATTTGCTCTTCGCCTTCTTCTTTTACTTTTTCGGCGTAAGCTTCATCGTAAGTGTCACCTTCTTCCATTTCTTCGTAATCCTCTTCCAAATCCTCGGAAAGTTTTAAACGAATCATTTCTTGAATTTTTGGTTCGAAAGCCTCTTGGAGTGTTGCTTTGGCATTCGCCATAGCGCTAGCACGAACTGCTTTGGCGTCTAAAATCGCCTGCTTGTACATGTCTTCCATTTTGTTTTCTTGATTGTTTTGATTGCTTATTGTAGAGGGAAGCAATATAAGTATTAAGTTGTATAGCCTCGCAATAGAAATCGAGGCATCGTAACAATAAATACCGAGTATTTACATAAAAGTGTAAACTACTAAAAAATTAGTTTATGCAGCAAACTCCTGACATGCTGCATATTATATCTGATACCATTCTATTTGCTCTATCGTATTTGCCTTGAGCGCGATTGGATGGATTATAAGATTCGTTTATTCCTGATACTGGTCTAACGTACGCTCCAAATGTAGATGGAGTAGATACGAAATCCCAACAAATCAATTCTAAATCGTCTTCGACTCTAACTAGACCTTCTCCTATTGGAGATACAGTACCCATAGCTCTTGAAGAGATTCCGACTGTTATATTGTTAGCAAATAGTTGCTTAAGTATATTTCCTGAAGGGGTTGGAAGTATCTCTATATCTCCGTACAGATTCTTTCCGTCAAACCAAAGTTTTAATATATTGTGAGATACGTTCTTTAAATTTATAACTGAAGTTTCTGGATGGTCTAATTCTCCAAGCGCTCTATTTTCTGCGATGGGTCCTTTTACATACAATTCTACCTGTTGTTTTAGAGTTTCGTATGGATATATTCTTCTATTAGCATTTGGCTTATCGCACGCTTGTACAAGACCTGAAACAATCATATTCCCGCGGCCGTTTCTTGTGCCTTCAGACAATCCGTGTTTCGTAGGCGTGAATACGCTGTATTCTATTAAAAGATCTTTATTCATTAGGATACGTTTGTTTTTGTATATTTAACTCCAGATTTTTTTAAGTCCATTTCATAAGATCCAGCTTCAGAATTATTTTTGAATATTGTCTCTCCTCCAGCTTTAAATTTAATAGCTTCTTTTTTGAGAACTTTCTTTAAGTACTCTTTTAATTTGCTATATTTATCTTTCTTTTCTGTTTTTTTATCTTTAGCCTCCTCGTTGACTTGACTACTCAGCCAATTTTGACCAATTTTTCCTAAATCTGGAAGAGCTCCAAATTGAGAGTCTCTCTGTTTTTTTGCTTCTATAGCATCTAAAACGTTTATTTGAAAATCAGCGGGCTGACCATTACTTAATTGAACTGTGATCGTTCCTCCCACTATATCAGTTACAATTCCTGTTCCCATAGGAGTCTCTACTTCTTTGCCAGGAGTGTATTTATAATGCGTGTCTTCGGTTAGACTTTTTTTTAAAGACTCTTTTAATTGATCTAGCACCTTTTCTTTTCCTGGTATGTCCATTACGTCTTTGATTCCAGGAGCTTTTTTAGGAGTAACTCCCATTTCTTTAACTCCTGCAGGTTTGCCTTTCTTGTATTCTGTTTTTGGCGCGCTGTCTGCTTTATATTTTGGTTGTCCTTTTATTTCTTTCATTCCGTTATCTTTGTCAACCATATTGCCAGGTTTAACTTCTCTCATTTTAAGAGTTTCGTCTTGCTTTGCAATATCTGCTGTATTAGAGATAACAAGATCTCTGTACGCCATTGGATCTTTTTTCATGGCTTTCGCTACTTTATCCATGATTGCGGGTAATTCGCTATCGTCAATAATAGGATCTTTAGATACTTCAAAAGCAACAGCTCTCAAGAAAGTTGTAAAATTGACATTGTCCATGTCTTTAAATCTTTCGTATTGCCCTTGGCCCGTAGCTTCTTTCCAACGACCTTCAGTTTTTTCTTCAGCTTCGTTTAACGATTCTTTATATAGATCTCCGTATCCGCCTGTCTCTCTATTATATGTTTCTTCATCGTGATCCATTTGCTTTTCTGTTTCTGCGTCCATCCAACCATTTTTCCATAATTCGACAGCCCTACGCTCGTCATATGGGCAATCATCAAGAGAACGCCCATTTTCGTTATCTATATATCCTTTCACATACGGATCTTTATAATCTACATTTTCTGAGATTGATTCTGCTATGATTCTCTTGCTTTTAAGAATCTTAATAGCGTCATCTACTGATGTTACAGGAGATACGAATTGAGGAAATTGTTGACGACAGTTTCTAACGAAATAGTCTCTGCTAATTTTACCTTCTAAAAGATCTTGATATTGTTTGCTTATGTTTTTCATACTAATAAATATGTGTTATCTGCCTTGTCCGCAGTAGTTTTTTTCTCTATGGTCGCGTTTATTAAAACTTTTTTTCGCTTTACCTTTTTTTCTTTTACCGAAAGTTATTTTTGTTGAAGTTCCGCCTCTTGTAATTGCTTTTGCCATCTTTTATTTATTAATCTCCTCCGCGATAGTATATTGATTCTGGATCTGTATAAGCAGACGTATCGAATGGTTTTGATTGCGCTTTTGGCATACTAGTAGGAGCGTCTTTGTATATTAACTCTAACGGCTCTCCATCCACTAAAATCTCGCTAGCCGCAAATGCCAAATCTTCAGGATCTCTTGGAAGAGAAACTCTACCACCGGCTTTGAATGTTGCCATATTAATCATTGGCATTTTAAAAACCTCTTCTCCTTCGATGGTCACAATAGCGCCAGATTTTACTGCTGCTTGTAATGCTCTCAATGTTTTATCAACATCAACTACTTTACCTTCGTTTGGTTGTTGAAATTTTGAGAATGGTCCAAGATTGTTTTCAGTTAAATACTTTTTAAAGTTGAAATTATCCATTATTTTAATTTTTTAGTTTTTATGTGTAAAGCTTTTACAGCTTCTTTAATTTTTTGTATTGCGTTTTCTGTATACTTTTTATATTTTAATCCATCTGAATTTTCACTCAATTCCAATTTTAGTCTCTCCATGTATTCGTAGAGCTTGTGAATCTCTTCTACTTTGCGCTTAACTGATTTAACGGCTTGATGAAATTGTTCAGGCTTTGTACGAGTTTTGGTTTCGTTCTTAAAACGAGAATAATTTTCATTTATTTGATCTCCTGACAATGCATCAATAAATTCATCATAATCATATATGTAATCTACACCGTTAACAGATATTGTGCTGTCTTCTAAATTAATACGTATTTCTCCACCTTGATAAGTTATGTCCAGTATTAACGTATTATAGTTTTTTCCTATAGCAGTACCTCCTACGATGCGTTTACCTGCTTTTTGTACCCAACGAGATACTTGTTTTACAATCTCAGTAACTCCTTTTCTTTTAGCGAAACTCATGATGTTATCAGGAATGATAGATTCATTCATTGCCATTTGAGCTTCGACCTCTCCGTAATCGTGTGGATATATATCATCCATCATATCTAATATAGCATTATACAGTCTAGTATTTGTATATTTTATCTTATCGATTATTTTAAGTACTTTTTTATAGTCTTCAGGCGAAAAAACTTCATCTATAATTTTATTCATTTCTGATAAAGTTATAAACTTTGATTCTTCTACAGGCACGCAGTTTGGAACTTGTTTACCACCTTTATCTTTCATTCCAACCATTTCATAGCCAGACCAGCATGCATCTTCATCTATTGATTGTTGAGACTGCATTGTTTTTTCTATATGATCTGCGACTGATCTCCATTTTTGATTGTATGGGCCAAATTTACCTTTAAATCCTGGGAAATATTTATCGAGATAATCAACAAAATCCATCGCGAATGGCAAAAGAGGCAATATCTTGCCGTATTTTTTCTCTAGGGATACTAGCAATCTGAGTGCATTGATTTTAAATTCATAAGAACTCATTACTGAGTATGCGTTATCTCTATGCGCTTGAGTTAATAATTCTTTTACTCTAGCTAGCTCTTCAACGTTAGTTGTAGATGGAGTATATGCTTCATTTAATCCCCAAAGATCTTTATATTGGAATCCACCCGTGTCTTTTGTGTGTCCAGGACGAAAGTTTTTATCTTGAGTATAACCCGATAAAACATCTTCTTCGACATATCCTTCAACATTATTTTTATTACGTATTCCATTTTGCTTTAAAGAATCTATCAACTCTTCTGCGGCCATTACGTCAAATGTTGTATAAACATCTGTTCCTCTCTTTTTTATAGAGTTACTTAATGAATAAGAATCATCAATAATTGCAAGCGCATTTTTAGCATCTCTCACATCTACTTGAATAAAATATTCTTGTTCGCCTTCTTTAAAAGGGTTTTGTTTTTTTGATGACACGTTCATAGCAGGAAGATATGCTTCACCTCCGGTTACACTACCTTCTTCTTTCATGTATTGTTGAATCTGTATTCTATCCGCATCCAATCCCATGCTTTCTACATAATCTACGAATCTTTCAAGATCATTTTGATCCGTTACGTAGTATACGTCAGGACCATCATGGATATAGTCTACATCAGCTTCAAATTGTTTATTGAATAAGCTATCTATATTCTCATCATCTATCGTAAACATCACTCGACCCTCATTGATAGGCTCTCTTAATCTAAGCGTAGCGAATTGTTGATTAAATTCGTATTTTTGTTTTTTAGGCATTTGCTCTTTTTATTTCTTCAATTAAGTCATAACACTGAAGAATACCGACTATTTGTTCGTCTTTTATAGACTTATTTTCTTCTAAAGGTTTTACAAGCTTTAACACTTCTTGCAACTTTATCTTTAAAACTTTATCAGGCGTTGATTTGGACAATTTTGTCAATTCAGCTTTCACTTCAATAACTCTCTCATTTAAATATTGAGTAAGTGATTTAGTATCTGATATGCTATTTATATACTGCTTTAGTATAGATTTTTGAATATCACTAAGACTTTCATATTTGTCATTGAATTTTTCAACCAACATTTTATATGCCAACAGTCTAACCTCTTTGTCTTCTTTCATAAAATCTTCCATGATAGACTGAGGAGCTTTTTTGTCTATTATTGATTCGTCTGTTAATTGCTCTAATAGAGTTATTTTATTGAGAATCAATTGTTTTGTATCTATAGATTTGCTATTCTGAGATTCAAATATTGTATATAGAGAAGCGTATTGCTTGTAATTAGAAATTTTAGCTTTAAAGAAATCTTCCAATTCGTAACTTGTTTTGATTTCTTTTATAAGATTATATTTTAATTTATTTATCTTTTCGCAATCTAATTTTTTATACTGCTCTATTAAAGTAGAAATTAGAATTTCAGCTTTTGCTTCGCTTAGTTTTTGGCTAGTTACTAAAGTATTATATAAGCTATACTCTTTTCCTAATTCTGTATTAGTAAAATACTTTTTTAGTATCTTTACAGATTTTGAATCTTTGTTATTAAGTAAATCAGATGTCGTTTGTCGAACTAACAATTCAAATAAAATGCCAGTATTACGATATTTTGAATGTTTAATCATTTATTTAGATTATACTACTAATAAATATATGGTAGGTTAAGGTAAATCAGATTTTATATTATCTTCGCTCAATAAAGATGGTTCATTAAATAATTTTGTTTTTCTGCCCATAGCATCAAGCATCGCTTTGTTTCTAATATATTCTCCCATAGCGCTTTCATATGTTAATGGACCGCCTTTATATTGAACTTTCATAGAATCTTCGGGAGAGCTTCCTGATTTCATATCTTTTTTACCCAATGCATCTCTTCCAAATGCTGATGCATCTGTACCGATTTTAGATTGATATTTTTTTGGTCTACCTGGTCCATCTTGTACGTTTGTTTCATCATATCCAATCGGTAAATCTACTGGACTATCTCCTTTGCCTCCATATAGACTTGCTAATTGATGCGGTGTTCCAAATACTTGGCCAGTTTCTGCTGGATCATTACCCTCTTCTTCTATTTGTTTGAGTCTAAATGCTTTTTTCTTGTCTTCAGCTATTAAATCTTCCATTTCTGCATATTGATCTTCAGAGAATTGGAATATTTTATCATAAATAAAATCTTTAGGAAGTAAATTACCATCTATAGCGTCTTTTGCAAGAGCGACTTTTTCTTTAAATAAAGCGATTCTCTCTTGTTCGTATATTATTGATGGATTAGTTAATGATAGCGTGAAATTAGCTGCGGATTCATTAGTATATCCATGAGCGTATAGATGAACCAATGCAACTTTTGTTAATTCAGATATTATAATTCTCTGTATTCTTTCTACAGTTCTTGCGAATCTAATATCTTCTGCCGCTAGAGTAGCTTTACCAGACAAATCTTTTTCGTATCCCATGAAAGCTTTTGGAATCTTTAAAGCAGCAAATAGTTTTTCTCTAAAATATGTAACGTCTTCAATTGCATTATACTCTAATCCTTTAGCTGTGTCTATCCTTGTAGTATTGTCTCCGCCTCTAACTGGAATAAAGAAATCTTCTAATAGATTTTGTTGATTGTATTTTAAATTATAGTTTCCTGTATTAGGGTCTATCAAAGGCGTTTTTTTCATTTTACCAATCATCCTCTGCATGTAGTTTTCTACTTCATTCGGAGGAATAGCTCCTACGTTAACATAGAATGTTCTACGCTCTGGGGCCCTCGTAATACGATGAATCAACATCGCGTCTTCTATAAGAGTGTATTGCTTAAATAGCTTTCTTCCTGGTTCCAAATAAGATCTTCCATAAGGTAGATAGTTTACATCTCCAGTTAATCTAAAGTGAGCAACTTCATAATTATCAAAATAAATTCCTGGATCTTCATTGTTATACGCCGATGAGAATCCAGAAGTAGTTCCCAAAGCTCCAAGTGGATCATATTTAAAACGAACTTCGTTGGGATTGGTTGGATTGTATCCCTCTTGTCTGATTATATTATATGCAGAAAATGGAATAACATTATATACACCGAATTTTTCAGCGATTTCCATTTTTAAATAAAAATCTCCGTACTTACACATGTTTCTAATCCAGGACCACATAGTAAATTCTATGTTGAGCACCGAATAAAATAAGTTATATAGAATTTTTTGTATATTCTCGTCTGAGGATCTGATTTGTAAAACCTCTCCCTGTTCGTTTTTAAGCGTACATTCGTCAGCTATAATATCTAAGGCTGATGCTACTATTGCATCAGTATCCATAGCGTCATAATCAGCATAGATTTGAACCCTGGCAGATTGGTAGTTCTGTGCTAGATTAAGATTAACGCCGTAAGCTGTCGATGTTGTATAAATTTTGTGAAATCTATCAACCAAAGAATTGGTTTGAATTACACCGTTATTTTGAATACGATCAACGTCAATTACTTTGAGGGATCCTGCGCCATCGTTTCTAATTATCACATCGGTAGAAAATAATCTTCTAAGTGTAGAAAATAAATTATTCTGTTTTTGTTGTTCTGCCATAATTTAAAATTATATGAGCCAAGTTAAATCTTGAGTCTCTTGACCTTGCGAATTATTTATTTGCATAGACCAAGGGTTCTGATTAAAATTGCTGTTTGAGTTATATAACGGCATATCGCCATTAGTTTTTGAATAATTGTTTAAAGCGCTATAAGTTAGACTCTCTGCTGTTTTTTTATATCGTAATGATGTCTCTCTTAAATACATAGCCATTGAAAAGCTCATTACCAAATCGTCATTATAGCCGTTCATTGCTTGTTGTTTGTTATTTTTCCAAATAAAAACTCTAAGCTCTTCTAATAATCTTATTGACTTTATTACAGCTATTTTAGTCTCTATGACTTCTCTCATTTTTTCTAGAGCTAAAGGTCGAGTTCTTTGAGACATTGTAAAACCTGGCACTAGACCGTCTGATCTTTCGAATTTACTCAAATAAGTACTAAAATCTGAATTGCCTTCACTTTTTAGACTATAATAAATATTGGTGTATCCGCTTTCTATAATAGACTGTACTACGTCCCAACCAATATTTGCGTTTTCTACAACTAATAGAGCTTGATTATATTCAGTAGCGGCTGCTATAAGTACATTTGCGTAGTCTCTAGTTCCAATTTGCGATTTATACTCAGCGACTTGAGTCATTGTTTCTATATCTATAACGTGAAAAGCTGAGAAATCTGATGCATCTCCACGAGCAACGTCAGCAATAACTGTATAATATTTCATTGGATCAGGATATTCCCAAATCCAATAAGACTTATCTGGACCTCTTCTTTCTTGAGGTTCGCATATAAAGTTCTTCTCATACCAAGTAAGCACTTCTGGATCTGTCTTGCATATCTCTCCAAGATTGATCTCTCTCAGGATGAACAGTCCATGGTAGTGATATAGGTATAAAATTATTATCTCCTTTTTGAGCAGCTATATATGTTTTGTGAAACCAGTTACCAACACCATTTGGAGTAGAAAGTGCTACGCATCCTCCTCCTGTAGCAAGAGTCATTTTAGCAGCAGTATATATAGTATCTATATTATCGATAAACGCTGCCTCATCTATTACTAGAAGAGAAACTGCTTCAGAACGACCTGAGTCGCCTGCCGCTGATACTGCTTTGATTTGAGAACCGTTTGCTAAACGCAAACTAAGTCTGTTATTTTCTGTGGCTCCTGTTCCTATTTTTAACCAAACTGGTAGATTATCGTAAGCGAATCTTACTTTGGTTACCATGTTCTTTGCAGTATCTTGTTTGGTAGCGATTACAAGGATATTTTTATCCTTATTGAAAATCATCAACCACAATGAATATGCAGAAACCAGAGTAGAGATACCTAACTGCCTGGATTTATTAATAACGGAGTCAGGATATTTTTGAAATAAGCGAAGTACTTTTTCTTGGAAAGGATAGAGATCAAACAATTGTCGACCTCTTTGTGGGTGTTGGATCGTATAATACTTCTTCATG